CTGATATTTTCTGAACATGGTTTTAATTGTTTATTAATAATATTATTTATAGTATCATAAATTGTAATACTATAATTATTTAATTTATCTACATCAGATAATTCATTATTAAATAATACACATGTATTAAATAATGTATCAAAATATTCATCTAATTGTAATAAATTAGGTCCTCTTGGAGTATAGACCTTAGTATTAGATGAATTAATATATAAATATGTATATTTTGAATCTGTTCGTGGATCTACTAAAATAATTGACATATACTATTATTTTTTATTTTTATTTAAGAAAAATATTATTACTCCTATTAATATTAATACGAATACACCGATTAAAATCCATATAAAATTTATACCACCGCCTGTGTTACTAACTGTACCACCACTTGTACCACTACCACTACCACTACCACTACCACTACCACCACCACCACCACCACCACTATCTGGCTTTGTTACAACAATTGACAGAGATGATGAAAGTGTTTGATTTACTAGTGAACTAGCAGAAATAAATACTGTACCTGGTACTAATCCAGTTACTAATCCAATTGCACTTACACTTGCAACAGTAGGATTACTACTGCTCCATATTACATTTTTACTAATAGCATTGGTAGGTAATACAGTTGCTGTTAATTTAATTACTTGACCTTGTAATAAAGATATATCCGATTGATCTATAGTTACACTTGTTGGATCTGGTGGAGGTGGTGGTAATAATACATATTTATTATCTTTATTTAAAGTTAATTTATTATTGTCATTTGTTACATTATCAAATGTTATATTTGATGAAATAGTAAAAGGTTTATTTTCATAAATCTTCCCTTTAATATTTAATGTAGTTACATTATATGTTGATTTTGGTGAAAATGTTAAATTTAATGTTGCATTTTCCTCTATAGTTATTGTACCAAAATTTAATTCAAATTTCAAAATATTAAATGTATCATTATTAATTGAATTTATATTTAAATTAAATAATTGTGGAGTACTAAATGTCGTTCTTGACAAATCAATACTTAATAAATTATAACTTATAGGTGATACTAATCCTTCAATTATTCTATTTTTAATATTGTATATATCACTTGTACTATAATAATTTGTAAATGGTTGAGCAATTATATTATTAAAAGTTAATACAAGTGGATCAGTATATGAAAATGTTAATGGTATTTTATAATAAAAACGATCAATTACAACACCATTTACTGGTACATTCTTATACACAATTGCATAATTATTTTGAGGATTGTTTTCATTTAAATTAATAAGATCTGCGGTAGATTTATTATTAATATCAATGTATACTTGTGGAGTTGTTGCAGTATATGAAATAGTTCCTGTATCAGTAGGTAATGTAACATATGAATATATATCATTTGTAATATTATTTAAATATGCTAAATTTGAAATTAATGTTCCACCATTAGATATAGATAGCTGAGTACGTGCTGTTGGAGGATTACCTGAATTATCATCTAAAATGATTGGTATTGTACCAGATGTTACACTTGCTCTGATTGTAAAATTGTATTTTGATTGTACTATTAACCTACTACTTGAATCAGTGAAAAATGCTACTTGCATATTCATATCAGAACTTAATCCAGCTGATAATGTCCAATTGATTTTATATGTAGAACCTATTTTAAATGGTGTAGTATTATTTGTTGATATATCCAAATTATTATTATTATTATCTGTTAGCGTAAATGCTATTGTTGTACTAATATAAGGTTTAATAAATAAAATTGCATTTGTCAATGAACTTGTATTATTCGCTAATTTTGTTGTATCATATATATTACTACTACCAGCTGCTGGAGATAAATCTGCATTTGAATAAACCCATGAATTTCTATTAGGGTTAAATTGTACCATTTTAAATGAATTATTTTTTATATAATCAACTACCGATAGTTGTGGTGTAGTTATATTCGTACTATTCGTAATAATTAAATTTGGTATTGCTAAATATCCTCCGAATATATTTGGTAATGTAGTTGGTATAGTAGGTACAGTAACACTAATTTTTACTGATGATAATGTTGGAAGAGTTGATGACGATGAAACTTCCGCATATACTAAAATTGTAGTTGCTGTAGTAAATAAAGGCATTATAAATGTATACGTATCAGGATTGTTTAATGTAGGTACTAAATTAGATGGAACTGGATTTCCACTTGAACCAATTATTGTGTTCAAAGGTACTTTATTCGTATTTAATGAAGGTATATCATAATAAAAATTTATTATATCATAATTATTATTAATTGAAACAAACGTATACGAAAAACTAGCGGTAGCAGCAAATATACCTGTATTAGTAATACTATATTGTTTTAATGTATTACCATTATTATAATCATAATAAGATAATCCTGCTTGTGTAAATCTAGAAATTACATTACTAAAATCAACTTTAGCTAATCTACTTGGACTAATACCATCTAATTGTAAATAAGGCATATTCGTTGAATTAAAATTAGTTGAATAATACATATTGTTAATATCTACTGGGTCATTTATAACACGAGTACCATCAAAATTTGTCATTTGACCTAATTGTATAGAAACAGAATATTGTGTATTATTAAAACTTATATTAGAACCATTATTTATTAATTGTTTAGAACCATTACCAGTACTATCTATATTAAAATCTTCCCAGAATTTGGTACCATCAATTCCTATAGGTTCATTTTTAGTTCCATCTGAATTTATAGCTATAGTAGGTTTAATTTCTATTAGATATGGTAAATTATTTATTCTAGGTGAACCATTTGCAAGTACAGAAATTGTTAATGCTAAATTATTAGATGTAACGGTTGGTGTTAAATTATTAATTACCATACTATATCGTGGTAAATATACAGAAACTCTTTTTGGAAAATTAACTTTATTAGTATCAAATGATTTTAATTCTAAATAATATTCTATTGAAGGATTATATGATAAACCATAAACAAATGGTACTAATACATTACTAGGTGAGTCACATGATTTATAAAATGTACCATCTGCTGCTGTTGTTTCAACACTTCCATTACAATCAAAATTAGTCATAACATAATCAGTTTTCTTTGTTTGTAAATTTGATGCAGGATAAAATGCAAATCCATAATTTGCTGGAGATATAAATCCATTAGGATATGCAATATTATTCCATGTTATATCTACTATTAATTTAGTCATATATGGCATTGGTGTTGTAAATGTAGTATCATTTAATGAATAACGATTTAATGTTAACTCATCTCTATATGTAACACTCATCGATGTCATTGGATTAGTAGCAACTAATGTTTTTGATAATGTATCAACACTACCAAAATTACAACTTAAACTAACATCTGAAATTGATACATTACCTGCAACATTTGATATATTATTAACTTGTGATATATTACATGTATAGTTATTAAAAAAATTTGAATCAGCACGTGCATCACCCGCATATATAAATTGATTATCTTTTAATCCAGATGTACTCGTGTATATAGGATCTTGTTGTGCTCTAAATCCCATATCCGATGATATATTCATAGCATCATTATACAATCGTGGATTTACATTCGTTATATTAGGAGCAGTTGGATTAACACCGTTAATATTACCTGGATTAATACCATAATTTGTACCATTTTTACCAACACTATTTGTACTATTTTTTGTAAAACATGTATTTGTATCATATAATTTTCCAACATCTAATGGAGTAGGTGTTCCAGCTGTATCTAAACTTGGTATTTTACATCTACAATCAGGTACATGATGTGTTAAATATTGTAAATTTTGATTATATGAATTTAAATTTTGATTAGTATTTATTAATGCATTTAATGTGTCATTATGAATAATACCATCTTTTTTATCATAATAATAATAATAATTACACATATTATCATAAAATGATCCACATGCATTAGTTACTTGTGCATTTTGATTATTTACTAGAGTTCCACCTTGTTTAATACCATAATCTACACCTGCTGTAGCAGCTGTAACTATTTTAATTATTTGTCTAGTAGGATCTGTATTTGAAGTTGTTAATTTATATTGTGATATAGTATTATCTGAACTTAATAGTGACTTTACTGTAGATATAGTAGGTACTAATGAAGGATCAAGGATATCTGTTAATTTAGAATACTGACTTAGATTGGTATTTATATATGAATTTGTAAGTAAATTATTTAATTGTCTATTACATTCATCTGTCATTACTGTACCATAAACAGTTTGTTTTGCTAAATCATTTAATGTAGTTTTGGTCATACCTAAAGTGGCATCATTTATTACATCATCTGGTATTGTTGGTATTTGTGTTATTTTGGTTTTTAAAAATATAGCATAATTTAATTCATTTGGTAATGTTATAGGCTTATTTATTACATTTATATTTTGTAATGTAGGTACCATTCCTACTTTAATTAAATATCTATTATCTGTACTTTTGGGTATTGTATTTAATGAAATAGATGGTGAACTTGATGGTCCACTTGATGGTCCACTTGTTGGTCCACTTGTTGGTGCATTTGATGGTGTACTTAAATATGAAGTAATAACATCATTAATTGATGATGACATAATAGGTGTTGATGGTTGTGATAATCCAGAACAAGATGGGAATGGTTTTACTATCCCTGATGTTGTTGGATTTAAAAAACTTAATATATAATCTGCTTTATTTGTTGTAACACATGTGTTTGTTGCAAAAGTTTGTCCTGTTGATGTTATTATTAAAGGATATAATATAACAGGACTAGAATTATTACTTTGTTGTACAGTATTCTGAAGACTATATGTTATTGCACTATTATAAGATGGATTTGGTTCCGCATAAAAACCAACATATTTATCTTCTTGAATATATTTACTTAATATATTATCTGGGATATATCCAACTTGTATTAAATTATTAGTATTTACCATACTCGATGTTGCAATAGGTCCATTAGATGTAAGTGGTAAATATATTGGTGATAATCTATCAACTACAATTAATGAACCAACAACACTACTGCTACTACCAGTTATGCTATTTTCATGTTTATCTAAAAATCTTTTATTTTGATTATAAAAATATTTTGGTGTTAAATCAATCATATAATATCCTGCATTTCCATTTATATCACCATATTTTAAACAATTGTTCATTGTATCATATGACATAACTTTATGTGGTAATTGAACATTATTATAATTTGATTGTAATGTTCCTGTAGTTGGTATTGTATTATATACATATCTATTTGTAGATGGATTTAAAGTAATACTAGCTATTGTTTCTTTTTTATCTGTTGGTAAATCTACACCTGCAATATTAACAGGTACATTTGCAGAAGAATTGCAAAAATTTCTTTTAATATTATATTTAATATCACTTAATTGCCAATTATTACTGTCATTCTCACTAGAAAAAGGTAATGCATGATTACCTGTAGGTGAATTGTATACATCGTTTGATTTATATGGGATTTGGTATACACCATCACGTCTAAATCCTGTTGGTGATTTTGGATTAATTATATTTAATACACTAAAACCATTTGTTGTAAAATCTATCTCACTAATATATGGATTATTAGCACTAAATGGTACTGTAGGATCTATTAATCTAGGTTTACCTTGTGCAGCTACCGGAGCTACACTTTTTTCTTTATTATATAAATCTAATTCTAATAACATATCATTAATAGATGATGCGGTAATTGTATCTGGTAATAATCTATTGCCATTAGGAGATGTTAAGATATTACCCATGTATACTATATAATATTTAAATATAAAAATTTTCAAGTATTTGTAAACTAATTAACATTAATATATCTTCAATATTGTTAATATCTTTCTGATATTTTGTTATATTCTTAATTGTTTTTTCTTGTAAATACTTTTTATTATACATAGATATTTTTTTAGTATCCATCCATTTATTTATAATATCTATCAATAAGTCTTTACCTTTACTATTCGAATTATTATGTGCATGTTCAAGTAGTATAACTCGAATTATTGCACTTTTATACTCGTAATATTCATCCGTTTTCTCAATCAAATTACTTGTATTATTTAGATTATTCTCTTCTTGGCATTTTTTATTGTAAATCTTCTTACATTTATTCAAATTATTTACAAGTTCTTTTTTAATATTTTTATATACATTATCAGTATCGGTATCTAACCAATAATAATGTGCCGGTACATAATACATCTTATTCAATATACTCATATTACTTATTATTTTAGTATATAAATTTTCAATTTTATTACCGCTATATCTATATATAGATATATGTTTATATTATTTAATATAAACATATAATATGAAAAATATACTTATATTTCCTGTCCATTTGTTCGAACAAAATGAACTTTTAAATAATCTAGAAAAAACAGATAAAAAATATATTATAGAAGATCCAGTTTATTTTACTAAATTTAATACTCATAAATTAAAATTAATATTACATCGTGCATCCATGAAAAAATATGCAGATACTCACAAATTAACATACATTGATTTTCAAGATGCTGATAAATTTTACGAAAAACTTAAGAATACTGTAGTCTGTTATGATCCTGTTGATCATGATGTATTACATAAATTAAAGAAATCATCAAAAAAACATAACTTTACAATTGATTTATACGAAACACCTGAATTCATTACTACATACGAAGATCTGGAATCTTTTCATAACAAATTTAAGGGTAAACGATTTATACATGATTCCCAATTTTATAGGTGGCAACGAGATCGATTAAATATATTACCTAATACCAAATTATCGTATGATGATGAAAATAGAAAACCATTTGAAAAAACCCAAAAAGATATTTTTAAACCAGATACCATAAATAATACGTATATAACAGAAGCCAAAAAATACATAGAAAAACACTTCTCTAAAAATTTTGGTAATACAGATAATTTTTTTTATCCAATTGATACCAAAACAGCAAAAGAATGGTTACATGATTTTGTAAAACATAGATTTAAATTATTTGGTGATTATGAAGATGCCATTGGAAAAAATATACATTTTGGATACCATTCTGTTTTATCGCCGTTATTGAATATTGGTTTACTAACTGATCAAGATGTTTTAGATGTAGTAGTACCACTACAACATAAAATAAAAATAAATTCATTTGAAGGTTTTATTCGACAAATTATTGGTTGGAAAAGTACTATGAGATATTTCTATGAATTTTATTATGAAAGACAATTTGAAACAAATTATTATAAACATACTCGTAAATTAACTCACCATTTTTGGGATGGAACTACTAAAATTCCTATAATAGATAATACTATTAATAAATTAAAAGATACTGGTTATTTACATCACATAGAACGATTAATGGTTATGGGAAATTTTATGTTATTATGTGAAATACACCCTGATGAAGTATACAAATGGTTTATGTTAACTATTGATGCATATCAATGGGTTATGGTTCCTAATATTTATGGTATGTCACAATACGCAGATGGTGGCATAATGATGACACGACCATATTATTCATCATCTAATTATATATTAAAAATGAGCGATAGTAAGGAAAAAGAAGGTGAATTAATTATGTTAGGTAAAGAAGAATATAAGTGGACAGATGTATGGGATGCATTATATTATCGATTTATCAAAAATAACAAAGACACATTAAAAAAAATATATGCTGCTGCTAGAAATGTATCTCACTGGGATAAAAAAACAAAAGATGAACAAGATAAATTATTACATATAGCTGAAAAATATTTACATTTTTTAAATTAATATTAATTCTTCTAATTGATGAGGAATTGCCTTATCTAATAATGAATTATTTAATAACTCAATTAATTCATTCTTTTTGACATCTGAAAATGAATCTACTACATCACATAATTTGTTTAAATATTCACCAATATATGCTTCACGTAATCCAATTTTTTCTATCTTAAAAAATTCATATAATAGTGCTGGACACTTTGATAATGGACATTGTTTATCGATAGAACTAATGATATATGTCCATACATCTGGTTCTAAGTTACGTTGCACGATTAATTCCATCAATTTATCTGCATTCATAATAACATCAGTAATTTTTACCAAAATTAAATTTAATTTTTCTTGTTTACTATCCGTAAAAAACATATTAATCCAATTCATTAATTCATTTACTTTATTAATATTACATGCAAACCCCAAAGAATTCTTAGTAATAATATCTAATTTTTTGGTAAACTCATCTGCATGATTTACACTCATGTATTTAATTGGTACTCGTTCTATTTCATCAAATATTTCATTGTAGAAACAATTCAATCGTATGTCAATAGAAGCAATATTATCATCTAATAATTTTTTATATCCTGCTAATTTTTCTTTGGAATTTGATGTTCTTTCCAAATATTTTACAGATTTTTCATATTCTTTTTGATATTTTTCAATCATAGTATTTTTCTGATTTTTACGATAGTTATATAATCCAATGACATCAAGATCCCATCTGTTTGTTTCTTTTAACAAAAGATTAAAATCACTCTCTTTTATTTCTTTTTTAATATGAGACATAACAATATCACATAAGTAATATGTTGCAATATGAAGTACTGTTTCAAAATTAGATGGATTAGCATATTCTGTTACATGTTTAATAATATTTTTATATCCTTCTTTACCATACATTTTAAATACAATATCAACAATCTCATCAAAACAAGACTCTATATCTTTATTAGTTAGATTTTCTTCAGTACATCCTACAAATAATTTCCATGCAATATTTTTAAGAATAAAATGATAACACAGTGGAATATACCCATATTTTAAACATTCTTCATTTTCATCAATATTTACATCTTTTTGTTTCAATGTATCTAGTAAATATACTTTTATTGATTTTCGTTTTAATTTCCATGTTACCACTTCTCGAAATTGCAAGTTAAGATGATTATAATATTTACTATAATCGTCTGAATTTGTTAGCATTTTGTAAAATATGTCATTTAATGTACCTTTCATAATTGCATCCGCAACTTCTTTTTTTATTTTTTCTTCAGGTGTTAATTCAACACTTTCTCTCCAATTATCAATTTCATGACTAAATGGACAATTTTCTTTATTTCGGCATCCAATAGGTGTATTAAAAAATTTGCATTTCGCTTTAATATTTTGATTAGATGAAGAGTTAAAAGAACTCATATAATGATAACCTTTTTATTTTGAATATTCTAGAAATATAAGTAATATATATATATTTCAATTTTTATCTTGCACTGATAATCAATTATCTTGCAACTGATAATTAATTATCTAGCCACTGATAATTAATTATCTAGCCACTG